GGCGCAAACCATTTGTACAATTCAATGTAGTCAAGTGATGCGACACCTTTGATTTCATAAGCAGTCATGTCGCGACCATTCACGATAGCTTTACGCTCATGAATCATATTCCATGGAGAAAGGCGCCGTGTTTGCTCTTCGCCAAGAATCTTCATGAACCGATTGTACAGATACGGAATATCAAAGAACTTGGTGTTCCAACCAGTTATGATATCTGGGCAGTCATGGAACCAATCTTCAAGAAATCTTTTACACAAATCATATTCATCACGGCACTTGATGTATGTGACATTATCATTATAATTGTTGAAATCACCACAGCCATACACTTTCATGTGCCCGCCGATGCGCTTCACTGCGATAGCGGTGATGGGCTCATTGGCTTTGTATGGATCAGGAAAGCCATTCTCTGAGCCAACTTCAATGTCGATAATATCAATAGCAATATGTTCTTGTTTCCAATCGACCATACCCTTATGTTCATCAGCAATAAATGCATACTCATACTTGGTCATGCCAAAAATCTTGAAGTTCTGAACACCATCATACTTTTCAATGAAATCGCGGCACTCACGAATGGACCCAGGCTTAATTTCATCAAGATACTCACCTTGAAGATTCTTCCATTGTGTTTGTTTATTGGTAGTCAAAAACAGTGACGGCGAGTAAGCAATTTTCATTTTGATTCTACGCCCATCCTCTACGCCACGATAGAGAATGTTGTTGCCAATACTAATTACGTTTGTGTAAAAGTTTCTGGTCATTCAATCTTTCATTATTATAAATAAAGGTGTAGGTCGCGGAGCTCGAATTCCCCCACCTACTCTAACGCTTACAGGAGCATCAGCATGAGTATATATTACATCTATCAACACCGTCGGAATGATACCGGAGAAATTTTCTATGTCGGTAAAGGCAAAGGAAAAAGAGGTATCCAGACAAACAGCAGAAATAAACATTGGAAAAACATAACAGCCGTAACAGGTTATACAGTTGAAATTTTGTTTGAAAATTTAGAGGAATCTGTTGCGTTTCTCGTGGAAATAGGACTAATCACAAAATATAAATCCGAAGGAAAAAAGTTATGCAATTACACCATTGGCGGAGATGGTCGTTCAGGTGTGAAACATAATGTTCAGTCCAAAAAGATAATGTCACAGAAAAAAACTGGCATCAAACTTTCAGATGATCACAAAAGAAAGATTAGTGAAGCCAGTAAAGGAAAAGTCATTTCTCAGGAACAACGCAAAAAAATCAGCGATTCACTCAAAGGCAGAAAGTTGAGTGATGATCACAAGAGAAAGATTCGTGAAGGAATAAATAAAATCAATATTTTGGTATAGTTGATGCAATCTGGATGCCTGATCCGAACATTGTATTATACTGATTTTCTAGCTCACGCACAGGTGAATTTATGGTAAGAATGTCACTGCGATATATTGTGATACCAGTTTCAAACTCTTGTGCATATTCCAGGTATGGAATAAAGCCTAGCATTGGACCATCTTTGGTCACTTGGGTTGCAACTTGAACAGGCTTCTTGATACTAATCAAGTCACCCCCTTGTTCAACATCACCAAGAACCGTTTGATTGGTTTTGAATGTAACAAGTTTCAATGTCATCGTGCTGGCTCCAGCAACTTGTTGACATTGGCTTCACCGAAAAATGTTTTCAGTGTCACCCACTTCTTAGGAAACAACATTTCACGACCACGGAAGTCATTGATGTTCAATGTTGGATCATTGACCAAACCAACAAGCTCGACCATATTGTCAAACTCACGCAGAAACAAGTCATACCTGTATGCTTGTAGATTGTTAGCTACAGCCAATTTATAGGCTAGCTTTGATGTATCAATATTATTCAATTTCAATATTACTCCATTGTTTGAGTTTCGTGAATTTATGTTGTTTAGCAAGCATTAGTCCTTTCCATTCTACGCCAACGTTCTTTTTTACAAGCAAATCAATCATGGCTAACAGATCACCCAATTCTTCTTGGAGCATCTGGATATTCGTACAATCTTTACCAGGTTTTATCTGGTCGGGACCAAAACGAAAGCACTTACTGATTGCTTGAGTTACCTCCGCACATTCTTCTTGGAGAATAAGCAGTATCTCTCTGGTATCTTCGTTCATTATATCATACTTTCACAAAGGGTGCAAGCACTGGAGCAGTCCAACCCTCAGGTTTTAGAACTTTACCATCAGCGCGTTTGATAACTTTACCAGTGTCCAAGTCAATCTTAGCTAAGTTACTTCGTGCAACCTCAGTCCATGCTCCATCAACATCATAACCTTTCATCTTGCAATAACCCAAGATGACCCAGATCATGTCCATACATGCATCAAGTTGTTCAACTTCGTTATAGGCTTTGATAGCGTCTTGGAATTCCCAATACTCTTCATTGATCAGATTACGATATAGACTAACATTCTCGATGCTAGGCAGTTGATCACAAGCATCAATGAATGTATTCACGTCCCGATTCATGTCGGTGTTCAGTTTTTTCAAAATAATTGCTCCATTTTCCATGCTAATATTTAATTTGGTACCTTCATACCAACCCATGTCTTCAACTAGATCGTCAGGCAACTCTAGAATGGCATCACCATTATCCAGAATTTCAACGACTTCTGCCTGATAAGTTTTATTCTTCAATTGATACTCTCTTCCATTCATCACCAATTTTCATCCACAATCTATCATCTTTTCCTACAGCCATCGCAACAGAGTTTGTTACCCGTGGATTATACTGAAATTGAATTCCATAAGGACTAGCAGGAATTTTTGATTCATCATATGATCCAGTGAGTTGTAGTGTATAAGCAGTTTTTGGTGGTGCAAGATGTGTGATATCGCGATTGGCTTCCGCAACTTCTTTTACCTGTCTATATGATGCCGCACCTACGGCGAATGCACCGATGATGCCTGCGCCTCTCAAAAAATTTCTTCGCATGTTCATAATTTTTCCACTTTCACTCCAGCTCTTTCCAAGAATTGAATGCCATCAGCATTACGATAATGATTACGATAATACACAGAAGAGATACCACTTTGAAAAACAAGTTTGGCGCAATCAATACAAGGGGCATGAGTAATAAACATAGTAGCACCGTCGCCAGACTCAGTGCTTTTTGCCAGTTTTGCGATTGCGTTGGTTTCTGCATGAAGTACCTCCGGTTTTGTTTTTAGTACAGGTTCACCTTTATCATAACCAATAACATTCTCACATGTGTTGTCCCAGCCAGATGGCATGCCGTTATACCCAATGGATATAATCCTATCATCTTTAACAACAATAGCGCCGACTTGTAATCTGACTGCGGTTGAACAACTAGCAAATGTTTCAGCAGTCGTCATGTATGCTTCAATGTGCTTTGTCTTCATAACAAATATGTATGTTGTTAGTTTCTTTGAGTTGATTAACCCATGATATCATTTCGTTTTCTCCGCTAATTGTTTATAGCCTTTTAGGGTAGGATGAACACCATCTTTATTCAGTCCTATAATTGGAAGAACAGTGTCACCGTAATCTTTTGATATATCTTTGATCATATCCTGAATATCTTGCTTTATCGCTGGCAAAATCCAAAAGACTTTAGCTGTGCCAACTTTCTCACGAATGCGTTGAAGTTCAGTTTTGGTTCTAATGCCTTTATGATCATTACTGCCCAAACTAATGATCACAGTTTTTGCTGTCAAATCATTTTTTAGATAGTCACGATTCCACTGCATACTATTCCAACCAGTCTTTGCATATACAGCACACTCAGGTCTAACCATATGTGTACCTACTGCAATACTATCACCAAGAATCAAACATTCAATCATTTATTTCTATCCAAGTATGATCACCCATAAACTTCACCTGCGTTACATACTCATAACTCTCAGGCTTTCCTGTACTCCAGTCATTTGGTCCTAGGTGCACCAACAAAGTTTTATGTTTCTTTGTTTCCCACACTAACCAATAGCACTGGCCGATGCTCAATTGAAACTGATACTCCGCTTCATGAACAGCATCAGTAACTTCTAATCTACGTTTAATATCATCAGCTTGTTTTTGTAGCACAGCAACTAGCTCCATGATTCTATTATGCTCTTGCTGGGCAAAATGCCTAGCGTTGTTGAGCATAATATCTTTTTGCTTAGTTACGGGAACAAGATCAAACTTAGGTCCACCAGCTTCTGTTGGATAAGGAGTAACATTTCTATTGATGAATGCAATGGTCAAATCAGTTGATGTTGAATCAAAGCTAGTTCTACCTTTAGATATGTTGCTCATTGTCAGATATCAATGTATTGAAGTTCAAAGCGATCAGCACAGTCCTCATAGTTGATGTAACCACGTGGATTACATACAATACGAGTTGAGCCAATCATGTAGTCAAAACGATCATGTGTGTGACCGTGTGTCCAGAGTTTGATTTGTGGATGATCAAGAATAAACTCAGACAAGTCTGAAGAGTATGCGCCATTCATCATCACATCATCTTGATATTGTGGCTTTGTTGACAACTTACTTGGAGCGTGGTGACCCACGACTACAAATTTTTCATCAAACATTCCCTCAATAACATGGCGAATATATTCTTTCATGGCTACATGATCTTCATATGCATCTTCTGGGCTGAATCTCGCAATTTCTTCTTTGAATTTGAATCCATCCTGAATCGTCATTCCTTTTTCATCAAGTGCATATTGACCAGCTTCGTCACGCTTGTACACAGGAACTTTACGAGTGAGTTTCCTCTTACTGTTTTGAACAATGCGAAAATCATTCATCATACCACGAACATGATATAAAGTTAGCGAATCGCCATTGTTCATATCTGTCCACAAAGTCCCACCGATAAATGTCACATCATTTACTGTAACATATTCACGGTCTAGAATGTGAAGATTTTTCAGATAGCCAAGTTTCTCTTTGAGTCTAGGAAGAGACAATGCATAATCACCATGATAGTGTTCATGGTTGCCAGCAACATACAAGACTGTAGGAAATCGCTCAGAGCATTCTTGGAAGAATTTGTGATAGCGATTGGACTTGTCGGCTTCACCCAACAGATTGTGGACATCCTGATCGTTCAACTCATTAGCTAAACAAATGTCACCAGAAAGAATCAAAACATCAGCGTTTTCTGTGTTTTGAAGGGAGATTGTTCCGAACTCTAGGTGTAGATCGGATGCAAGTGCAATTTTCATAATATAAGATGCCTTTCTATGCTATTAGTGTATCACAGAAAGGCTTTCCTGTCAAGTATTACTCTTGAAGAAGAGTTTTATTTTTGGTAGAAGTGAGTACTTTATCGTTACCACCAGAAGCGATTGGAATGCGTTTTGGCAGCTTTTCCTCAGGAATGACGTTCACTAGCTTGACGGTCAGGATACCGTTCTCCAGAGCCGCTCCATCCACTTGAACCGTGTCCGCTAGGCGAACAACTTTCTTGAATGCGCGAGTACCGATGCCACGATGCAAATAAGAACGATTCTCATCCACAGTAGCTTTCTTGCCACTGATGGTCAATTCGCCCTTTAGCGTTTCAATTTCAATTTCGTCTTCCGAGAATCCAGCCACAGCAAGTTCAACCAAATAATTGTTGTCGTCTAACTTGA